TTGCAGCTATTACTTGTGGTTCCATACTTCTATTATAATGGTAGGCACAGTTTAAAATATATATTAGTACAGAGATAAAAATGTCAACTGCTTACGAACCTAATATACAAGGAGCTATTGCAGTCTTAAGAGACTTGATGATAGCAAATAGTTTTACGATGACTCGTGAACCATATGAACCTAATTACAGAGGATTGTGCGATGCAGTTATAGATTTAAAAGAAGGATTTCCTAGTTTTGCACCTCTACAAGTTGGTTTTGATGCTACAGCTTTTGAAAATGTGACTGAAGGAGATGCTGTATATATGAGAACATCTGATGGACAAGTAGGAAAAGCTACTGCAGCAGACGGAACATCTGAAGCTGCAACGGTTGTTGGCTTTGCAAATGCTACGGCAGCTGCAAATACTACTGTAAAAGTTATTGTTGTAGGACTTAAAACCATGTCGAGTTTGGATGCAGGTGATTTATATTTTCTTTCACCAAGTACAGCTGGTTCGATAACCTTAACTCCACCATCCAGTGCTGGACAGGCTGTAGTGAGATTAGGAGAGGCAGCCACTACAACTACTTTTGCAATACAAATTGAACCACCTATTAAATTAAGTTAATGGCTAGTGTAGAAAATAACATTCCTTATCAACCTAATGCTCAGGGTTTTGTTGAAGTTCTTTTAGATTTAAAATCAACAATGCCTACTCAAACTGTTTTTAAAGTTACTGGTTATGTGACTACAACTTTTGAAAATGTTACTCAAGGTGATGCTGTGTATTCAAGAGCGTCAGATGGATTTATAGGAAAGGCAATTGCCAATGATACTTTTGATAAAGCAAAGGTTGCTGGAATAGCTGAAACTACTCAATCTTCTGGTTCTGAAGTAAGAGTTCTTACGAGAGGAATAGTTACTACAGCTGGTTTAAATACTGGAGATTTATATTTCTTATCTGCTAGTTCTGCAGGATCTATAACTGATACACCTCCTACAGGGTCAGGAAATTATTTAACAAGAGTAGGAGAGGCTGGTTCTACAGGTCAATTTATTATAAAAATTGAACCCCCAATCCTTTTAAGCTGACGGTTTACTAGACGTAAAATAGAAATAACTAACAGTTCAATAATTAATTTTTTGAATTGTATCGGAATATAAAATGGCAACAAGAAAGGCACTTGTCTTAGTCTCAGGTTTATTTCAGGAGTTAAATTCTTCTTCTGATAAATTAGATTTTGCTGGAAATACAACTAATGATTTAACAGAAAATACAAATCTTTATTACACCAATGCAAGAGCCAGGGCTGCTGTATCTGTAACTGATAGTGGAGGAGATGGAAGTCTTGCATATAATAATTCCACAGGAGTAATCACTTATACAGGACCATCTGCTGCTGAAGCCAGGGCTCATCTAAGCGTAGCTTCTGGATCAGGATTAACATATAACTCTGGAACAGGTGAGTTTGGAACTAGTGCAATACCTAATGGTCAATTAGCTAATTCCGCAGTAACTATTGGTAGTTCTGCTGTTTCTCTGGGAGCAACATTAGGAACAATAGCTGGTTTAACTTCTTTAGCTTCTGGGACTTTGATATCTGGTGTGGCTGATGCTGCAAACGCTATAACATTAGCTAGTGGAAATATTACTTTTGAGGGATCAACTGCTGATGCAAACGAAACAATATTAACTGCAGCGGATGCATCTGGTGGAGATAAAACTCTTACTTTACCAAATGAAACTGGAACAATATTATCTACAGCATCATCAATTGCTAACAGTAATCTAGCTAACTCTGCTGTAACTATTGGATCAACCGCAGTAAGTTTAGGAGCAACAGTAACTACGTTTGCTGGATTATCTTCTTTAACGTCTACAACTTTAGTTGGAACTACATTAATATCTGGATCAGCTAATGCTGCAAATTCAATAACACTTGCAAGCGGAAATATAGTTTTTGAAGGAAGTGGAGCTGATGCTAATGAGACAACACTAACAGTTACCAATCCTACTGCAGATAGAACAATTACACTCCCAGATGCAGCTGGTACTGTAGTCTTATTAGGATCGCTAAGTGTAGCTGCTGGCTCTGGATTATCTTATAACAGTGGCACTGGACAATTTACTACCAGTTCTATTCCAAACGCTCAGTTAGCTAACAGCACAGTAACAGTAGGAAGCACTGCTGTAGCTTTGGGAGCAAGTGCTACAACATTTACTGGTTTAGCTTCTATAACTTCTACTGCTGTGGTATCAAATGACAGTGGATTTAGAGTTAGAAATAATAGTGATAATACAAAAATATTTGCTTTAGATTGTTCTTCAATTTCAGGAAGTACAACAAGGACCTTAGTAGTTCCAGATTCAAACGGTACTATTGCAACACAAGCATACGTTCAGTCTCAAGTAACAGCAGAAGATCTTGATGTGACTACAGATTCAGGAACTATTGCAATTGATTTAGATTCTGAGGCTTTACAACTTTCTGGAGGTACTGGAATAGATACTAGTGCTTCAGGAAACCAAGTAACAGTGGCTGTAGATTCGACTATAGCTACTGAACAATTTGCTACTGCAATAGCAGTGGCATTAGGATAATATTATGGCAACCCAAGTTCAATTTAGAAGAGGAACAACAGCTGAGCACACTGGATTTAAAGGTGCTGAGGGAGAGGTAACGGTAGATACCTCTTTAAAAACAGTTGTTGTACATGATGCGTTAACAAATGGTGGATTTCCAGTATTACGACAAGATGGGTCTAATTCTCAATTAGAGAGAGGTTCAACTACAAATTGTGCATTGAAATTTAATGGAGATTCTAATACAGGATTAATAAGTCCAGCTAGTGATGAAATTGCTTTAGTAACTGGAGGAGTTAGCCGTCTTACAATAGATTCTAATGGAGCTGCTACCTTTACTGGAAATGTCCAAGTTAATGGAGATTTATCAGTTACAGGAAGATTTGATTCCGGTGAAAACTTAGCATTAATTATTGCTTTAGGATAATATGGCAAACACCTTCAAAATCGATACCAAGTCAAGCGTTGCAACAGATGCTGTAAGTAGTACTAACACAAATGTTTTATCAGCTGGTGGCTCTGCTACATTAGTGCTTTTAAGTATTTTAGTTTCAAATAAGACAGGAGCTAGTGCCGATGTTGATGTATTTTTAGTAACTACAGGAGATGATGTTTATCTTTTAAGAAATGCACCAATACCAGCAGGTTCTTCACTTGAATTAATTAGTGGATCAAAAGTAATAATGGAATCTAGTGATATTTTAAGAGTGAGAACTGATACAGCTAGTGCTATTGATGTTGCTGTAAGTTATCTAGAACAGACCTAAAATGGGATTATCAGTAAATAACGATCTTGTAACTTTATCTGATAATTTTGAAAGTCTCAAAGCTAAAGTTGAGGCAATCGAAGTAATAGTTTATGGTGAAAAAGTCTTAGAATTAGATGATTCTACTTGGGTAAATATTCGAACAAAAAGAGATTATATTTTAAAATCTACAGATTGGACAGTTATACCAGGTTGTAGTGTAGATCAGGCTCAGTGGTCTGCTTATAGACAAAATTTAAGAGATATTCCTCAAACTTATACAGAAATTACAGATGTCACATGGCCGAGTCAACCATCTACTTCTGGACCAAATTCTTAAAAATCCTCATATTTACTGAGCTTAAAATAAACAGAGATACCTAGAAGATTCTCGATTAAACTGCTATGCCATATATTGGAAATAATATTCGATCTGCTGACGATTACAGGTTAATTGATGATATTAGCAGCTCGTTCAACGGAAGCCTCACAAGTTTTGCATTACAGGTAGCTGGTTCTTCTCCAGTTCCTTTTCCAAAATCACCTCAACAAGTTTTAATATCAGTTAACGGAGTCATTCAGGAACCTGATCCTACTGGAGCTTCAGGGTTTAATTTAGTTGGTACAAATATAGTTTTCAGTTCTGCTCCTACAGGAGGACATGCATTTTTTGGAATAATATATGCAACTGCTGATTATCTAAATGCAGGTGGTACATTCCCAGACGGAAGTACCGGAAGTCCCTCAATTACCTTCACCACGGACCAGGACACTGGAGTATACAAAAGAGGTTCTGGTGATATTGGTTTTGTTTCCAACTCTACCGAGATAGTAAATATAGATGGTAATGGTTTAACAGTTACTTCTAAAGATGCAACAATAAATTCTGTAAATATAGGTAAAGGTGCAAACTCTGTTGCTGGTAACACTGTTCTTGGTGAAAGTGCTTTAGATGCTGCTGTTACTGGTTTAAATAATACTGCTATTGGTAATTCAGCATTAACAGTTTTAACTTCTGGAGCAAACAACACAGCTGTAGGATCAGGAGCCTTAGATGCTAATACCACTGCATCAAACAACACT